TAGCTGTCGAGTGCGATTGCGGAAATCGTGGCCCAGAAATACCAGCGTGGCTAGAGTTGTCGTGTGATGACCGCCAATCGTGGGAGGTTGATAAACTGGCATTCGACGGGTGGAATGCACTCTAACGCCAAAATAACCGGCTGCGACGTGCTACTGGCGAACTACCGCCCCCTTCGGGGCAGCACTGACGGTGTTCAGTCCGTGTTGATTTTTTGGTTAGGCGATTAATTTAAGGAGACGCAATATGAAAACGAAAGAACCCGGTATGTATGCCTGCAATGACCCAAGATATCCCCAGGTTCATGTCGAAGAATTTTTAATTTGTCGACAAGACGATAACAGTGTGTGGATACAAACTGACGACGGGGAAGGTTGTCAGTTTTCGGATGAACTATTCGGAACATTTATCCGAAACTTTTACAAACAACATCGATAATTGACCCTTGCCTAACAGGGAATAGACGGTAACCGCTCCAACGGATAGAACGGTTACCGTGCTATTCATCACCAGTTTATCCCGGGATCTTTTGTTTTTCAGGGAGGCATGTCGCCTCCCGACATCGACGGGGGAGCGCCCCCAAAGGAGATATCGCGATGAGCGAAGAACAGTTGGACCATAACACGGCCCTGCATCATTTGATCGAAACGGGAGACGCGGAAGAGGTTTCCATGATTCTGGGTCATAAGGATCGCCTCCGGTGCGGCGGGGTTATTCGGACGGGCGTCAAGGTCATCAAGTCGTCAGCATCGGCCGATCAGAAAAAACTTTTCGCCGAACTTGAGGCTCAGGGATTCGGGTATGACGATATAGATCGCAAGCTCGGAGGTGCTCCGAAAACCTCGAAGTCCCTGCTTTATCCCAAAAATGTAGATTTCTTCGTGATTCGGGATAGTGATTTCACTCGCGCTGCGGATGCGCAGTATATTCGTGAGCATTTTGCTGATCCAGATGGCAAGGTGCGCCGGTTCCCTGTCTGGTTTTCTGTCGGAGAGATTGATCGGGCGATCCCTCATGGGTTTCGTGCGTTTGATGGATCCGGCCTGGCGGCGGCCTCCTTTTACGAAGGGAAGGATCTCAAAGTTCGCTATCTGCCCAAGGGTCACGTTGGTCCCTCCAAACGGGAGCATTGGAAGGTTGCTCCCTTTGATCCCAACAAGGATGAACGGTCGCCTGCTGGGCACAAAATGGATTTCGGCGGGTTTTATCGTTTCAATGTCCCGGGTCTGCGTGGTTTTGATGAAATCGTCATTCCGACCCGCTCCTGGTATGGGATGTCCTATTCGGTCGCTCTGCTTCGGAGGGTCATCTCTATCCTCGGTCGCTTTGGTGGTTTACTCGATGGTCAGCCGTTTTTCGAGATGGTCAAGAGTCCAGAGGAGGTTCGTGACCCGAAGGGGAATCGCGTGATTCAGTTCATTCCCGTTCTCGAGCTTTCCATCGATCCCATGGAACTGGCGCGGTATGCCGAGCCGGGCGCTGCTGCAATCCGGGCGCAAAAAGCCATGGCGACGTTGACCGGTTCTGCTTTTGAGGTTCCTGCCAAAACGCGCCAGGCTGCTGCGGCGGAGACGCCCGATTCATGGGGTACGCCGGAAGAGACGGAAGCGGTCGATGGCCCCGGGGAATCACAGGAGGATCAGAAGGCGCGAAAGGTGGCGATGGACTACTTTCAGAAGGCCGCCGGTCTCATCGGGGTTTCCTGGGAGCAGCTCGCGACCTGGGCTGTGCTGGAACGGACACAGGGGGTTGCTCTTTCAGACGTTTCTGTCGCCGAACTGCGAACCCTGGCGGCTTATCTGCGCGGGGAATGCGCTCCTGCGAAAATCGAAGCGCTGGCTCTGACCATTCGGACGGAGGCCGAGAAGTTTGGGGTTTCGGGTAAAAAATGATTTCACCAGTTTGTTTCTTGATCTTTTAGCCGGCGGAGGGGAATTTCCCCCTCCGCCATTCCTATCTGGAGGTTACTCATGGACGTGCATCTCGATATCGAAACAATTCCCAGCCAGAAACCAGGCATTCTCAGTGAAATCCGCCAGGATCTCTCCCCTCCTGGCAATATCTCGAAAGCCGAAACCATCGCCAAATGGTGGGCCGAGTCGGCGGATTCGGCTGCCTTGGAACAGTGGCTTAAAACATCCTTCGACGGCAGCCGTGGTGAACTGGTCGTCGTCGGTTTTGCCGTCGGTGATGGAGGGGTTGCCAGCCGCTATCGCAATCTCGGCGAGTCCGAAGGGGATCTGCTGCAGGCTGCCTTCGACGACCTCGATGCTCTGCTCGTGAAGGCCGGAGCGTCGTCGGCTCCTCGTTTCGTAGGACATAACATTATCAGCTTCGATCTCCGTTTTCTCTATCAGCGAGCGGTAATTCTGGGAATCAAGCCGCCCTTTCTGCTCCCCACCGAAACCCGTTATAACGGCGATCTCGTCTTCGACACCATGCTGGCCTGGGCTGGATGGGGCAATCGTATTCCCCTGGTTCGGCTCTGCGAGGCTCTCGGCATCAAGGTGAAATCCGGCGGGATCGACGGTTCGAAGGTCTGGGAATATGTGCAGGCCGGTCGCGTCCAGGAGGTGGCCGGGTATTGCGAAGAAGACGTTTTCGCCGGGCGCCAGGTTGCCAAGCGTCTCCAGTGGGAGGTGTGATATGCGGCGATTTCATGTTCAGATGGGATTCATCCGCCCTCCTTCGTATGGCGTGACGGTGGAGGCCGCCTCCGTTGTCGAGGCGATCAAGATTGCCATGAACCAGGCGAAGCTCGAGGGTTTCGGGACGGCCATTAAAACCAGCGTCAAGGAGGTTCCCTGTGAAAATCCTGCATAATATGACACGGGAGGTGTGACGGCGTGGACCTTCTTCAAGATCTTGGGACAAAAAAACAACCATCTAGCATGAAGTTTCTTCGGATGGGCCTGTTTCATTGCCTTTTTTGTGGAAAGCATGTTGAGCGTGGTCTGCGAGATGGGTTGAAAAACAAGTCTTGCGGGTGCGCTAGACGTGATCTTCGGGCTACCCATGGTTTGACGCGAGGAGGGAAGATTGACCCTCTTTTAGTCGTCTGGTTTGGGATTAAGGCTCGTTGTTGCAATCCCAAACATTCAACTTTTGAGCGCTACGGTGGGCGAGGAATCGTTGTGTGTAACGAGTGGCTCAATAATTCGCAATGTTTTTTTGATTGGGCACGTCGATCCGGATGGAGCAAGGGGTTTGAAGTCGACCGTCGGGATAATAATGGACCTTACTCTCCTGACAATTGTCGAATAGTTACCCACCTTGTGAATAGTCGCAATAGGCCAAGCACAAAACTGTCCATGCCTTTGGCGCGAGAGGTTCGCTCCATGTATGCCGCTGGTGGGAAAACACAACGCGAGGTAGGTCGGGTTTTTGGACTCGCATTAATTACCGTGCATAGGCTAGTTAACAATAAAATATGGGAAGAAGGGAGTTAAATTATGTTGACCGTTTTACATACAGGTGATTGGCATATCGGACCAAATGCGGAAACACGGAAGGAAACCGTTCGTTGTGTTTCGGTTTTACTGGATGAAGCCGAACGAAACCCACCGGTCGTGATCATCATTGCCGGTGATACGCTGGATGAACTTCAGGGTCGCATCATGCTCGACTCCGAGGCCGCCCGTGCCGCTATCGACTTGGTCGAAAGAGCGGCCAATATTGCCCCGGTCGTCATGGTTCGAGGGACGAAGAGTCACGATCGTGAGTCTCCGGGAATCTTCCGACACCTGCGGACTCGGCATCCGATTCTGGTTGCCTCTGAACCGAAGCATGTTCTTCTCTGCCGCTCGGCTCCCGACGGGGCATTCTTTTTTACCGTCGCCGACGGCAAGTCCCATGCCGAGATTGTGGCGGCTTTTACTCTCCTTCCTTCCATCGATAAGGCTTGGGTTGCAGCGACCTTCCCCGATGGGATCCGGGAGGGCAATGCCCACTATCGCGAATTACTGCATGATCTTCTTGGCGGTTTCGGCCTGATGAATGAACCCCTGTCCTGCCCTCGCATCCTTGTTGGGCATGGAATGGTCACCGGCGCCTGCTTCTCAACTGGCCAGGAGGCGATTGGCGAGGATCTCGAGTTCGGTGTCGACACCCTTCGGGCGGCCAGGTGTGACTATGTCGCTCTCGGCCATGTTCATAAATTTCAGACCTTCGGCAAGGAGATCGCCTATTGCGGCTCCCCGGGCCGTCTCAATTTCGGCGAGAAGGAAGAGAAGGGGGCGCTCCTGGTTGACGTGGAGCGCGGCCAGGATCCGGTTCTGCGCTTTGTCCCGACACCGGCGCGGCGTTTCGTTTTCGCCGAGGTGGAGTGGAACGGACGGGAGGACATCGATGCCGAGGTGGCCCGGGTTGAATCCGAGTGCTCCGGAGCCCATGTCCGGGTGCGCTATACCATTCCCGAGGCCAATCGGCACGAAATCTCCCGAGCGGAGATCGAGGCGCGACTCCTGGCGGCCGGCGCCGTTGTCGTCAAGGTCGAGGCGCAGATCATTCCGACGACCCGGCAACGGGCGGCGGGAATTTCCAAGGCGGCTTCCTTTCCGGAAAAGGTCCTCCGGTGGGGGGATGCGACTGGCATCGACATTCCTCCCCGGGTGATGGAGATCGCCAGGGTGATCGAGGGGTTGTCGGTGGAAGAGTTGAAAGGGAGGTTCCCTTGATTACGAAGGAAATTGTGATCGATGTCGCCAGGATGGAGTTTAGTTTATTTTCTATTCCAACCTTCTTCCGTCGTGAGCTTTGCCGGGAGGCCGCAGAGCAGTTTGTCTGGCCGAAAGTAGCGGCTGCGGCTGCGGTGGCAAATGAGTCCGACGAGGCGTTTTGGAAAACGGTTCGGGTGGAGGCGACGCTTGCCAATAACCGGTTGGAGGAATTAGAGGAAGATGTTCAATTGGAAGCGCAGAACCGGGTCAGGGCCTTTATTCGGAACGGGATAGTCCCTTCGTCGTCAGTTTGAGCTGCAATCTTTTCGTGAGCGGAGAGGCTTCCTCTCCGCCACGATTCAACAGCAAAGGAGCAATTCTGTGATTCTTAAATCTCTGCGCCTCAAAAACTTCAAGGGCCTCCTGGCCGGTGTCGGTCTCGATGATGTGACCATCGACCTCTCGGAAATCAAGGGGGGGCTGATTGCCATCGTCGGCAGCAACGGAATGGGGAAGACGACCATCCTTGACAACCTTCATCCCTACCGCATCATGCCATATAAGCTGCGCAAGGCGGCTGGCTGGTCGCCTGCGGCCTTCAACTACTATGATCAATGCCGTGGTGAGGCTCGCAAAGAGCTGGTCTTCGAGATGGACGGGACGCTCTATAAATCACTGATCCTGATCGATGCCGATCGGCGGAAGCAGGAGGCGTATCTGTATCGGTGGGAGGGCGACTGGATCCCCCTCTCCGACGGCAAGACCAAAACCTACGACGAACAGGTTGAGGCGCTCTGCGGAACGCCGTCGCTTTTTTTCACCTCGGTCTTCCGCTCCCAGGGGGCAAAAAACCTCAGCGACTATACCCGGGGGGACATCATGGGGATCGTCTCCGAACTCCTCAATATCGACCATATCCGCGAGCAGGGGGAAAAGGCCAAGGCTGTTGCCGATGCGCTCCTGATTGATCGGGATGGTTTTGCCCGGAAGGCGGCGGATTTGCAGTCCGGCCTCGAGGCCGAATCGGAGATCGTTCTCGGGCTTGAGGATCTGCGGCGGCGACTGGCCGGCATCGTTGCCGACGGCGATGCTCTCGATGCCGCGATCCTTCTTGATGAGGAGGCCCTGCGCAAGGCCGAGGCGACCGTCGTGGCGCATGAGGGGTCGACCAAGCGCCTGGCGGAAAAATCGAAGGAATATGCCGAGGCCAAACGGGCTCTCGATGCGGTCGTTGCTGAGAGCAGCGCGGCCGTTGCGGAATGGGAGACTGCTCGTTCCAAGCGGGTTGCCGAGTCCCTGGTCGAGAAGAAGCGTCTGGCCGACGAGATCGTTGATGTCGAAGACGATATGGACGCGACCAAATTGCGCCTGGCTGCGGAGTTCGCCGGGCTTGCCGTCAAGGTCGCTCGCTTCGAAAAAATCAAATCCGGTGCGGCTATGATCCGCGAGAAGGTTGCCGGGGAGGCCGATCTTGTCAAGGAAATCGACCGGCATGTTTCAGCTCTGGCCGAGGCGCGGATCTCTACGGCGGCCAAGCGCATGTCCCGCGAGGCAGCCGTCGGCCTGCAGGCCAAGATCGATGCGCTATCCAGCACCAGATCGTTGCTTCTCGGTCAGGCCGAGGGCATGGCTTTCCTCGATTGTCGCGCCGACGGCAGTGGTTGGATCAATGAGACCTGTTCCCTGCTCTCCGGTGCGATCGCTGCACGGGACAAGGCAGAGGCTGTGGCCGAGGAAATCGCGGCGCTGGAAAAGGGGCCACGGCTCCTTGGGGACCTGGATGGGTCGACTCTTGCGTCCGCACTCGAGGCCGAGCAGCAGATCGAAAAGGAGTTGATTCGCCTTCGGGGTCTGCAGGCCGAGGCTGCTCCGTTTATTCGGCTTCTTCCCGAGTTGGAGCAGGCCGAGGAACAGCTGGTGTTTCTTTCCGCTCGGAAGACCGAACTCAGCGCCGAGCTGGAGACGGCTATGGATCGGTGCCGGACCAAAAAAGACAGTCTTCAACAGCGGATCGATCAGATCGTCCTGGCCAAAGAAGAGGCCGATAAGGAGTTCGGGGTCAAGATTGCGCAGGTCATCGAAACCTTCACCGCCAAAGAGAAGTACCTGGGAGATCGGGCCCTGGCCCTGCAGTCAGAGGTTTCGGCCCTGGGGCTGTCTCTTCTGTCTGATCCGGCTGTCGAGGTGACCAGGTACCGCAGCCTTCTGGATGGGAAAAAAGCCGAGCGGAAGGGTGTCAATGATTTCTTCGTGACCCTGTCGTCTTCGGTTTCGGTTGCCGAGTCGAAGCTCGCCGAGTTCGGCAAGCTCCGGGAACAGCTTTCGGTCCTTCAGAAGTCCCTGGATGGGATCGATACCAACATCGCCGACTGGCGGCTCCTGCAGAAGGCCGGGAGCAATGACGGCATTATCGCCCTGGAGATCGACGATGCCGGTCCGACCATTTCCGCAACGGCCAACGATCTGCTGCGGACCTGTTATGGTCCTCGCTTCTCGGTGCGGATTGAAACCCAGGCGGAGAAAAGCGGCGGGGGGTCCAAGGAAACCTTCGACATTGCCGTCTTCGATTCCGAGACCAACGAGCAGCGTTCCATTACGGAAATGTCCGGCGGTCAGGTCTGCTGGATTGAGGATGCCCTGACCCGGGCGATCTGTCTCTTCAATATCGGCCGCAGCGACCGGACCTTCGGGACCCTGTATTCCGATGAAAAAGACGGGGCCTTGGATGCGTCACGAAAGCACGAATTCATGGCGGTCAAGAGGCGGTCGATGGAACTGGGATCGCACGGGATGGAGCTTTTTATCACGCAGACGCCGGAATTGATTGACCTGGCCGACGGAGTGATTGAACTGCTTCCGGGGCGGGTCGAGGTGCGTTGAATAGGAAGGGGAAAAAAGGGGGTGACGCTTTGAGCGTCACCCCCTTTTTTTTGTCAAAGATTCATGCTTATGCTGAGGCAATAAAGGCAACGTCGACCGAGACCTGGTCTTTTGTTTCAACGGTGATGGTTTTGCCGAGAAGCTTCGATGTGATGTCGTAGGCCGGCCCTGCAAGGACGGGTGCGTTCACGACTCCGTTCGCGGTAACATATGGCACGGGATCCGGACTGGTAAATCCACCGTTGGCAATCGCCGGTGTGCGAGAGGGGGCAATTGTGATCGTGACCCCGTTCAGAACCATTCCGGTTTGTGTGTACGCCTTGATGTTGATGTTACACATCCCCGGCTCCGTCGGCTGCGGCGGCAAAATAATCCCTCCCTGCGTCAGATGCACACCGGCTGCTGACACCGGAGAGAAGCGCACCGACAGGGTCGGGTCCACCAACTCCGTAGTCCACAGATATTCGGCGGCGTTCTCGGGATTGGCGGGGAGGTCAACAATCTGAACGGAATCAACTTCCATCCATTCCCCGGTTTCGTTGGGCTGATAGGCATCGACATTGACGGCGGCGACGGTCCCTGCGATCAAATCGGCAAGGCCAAAAACAAAGCTAGGCATATCGGACTCCTGTGAGGGCCTGCGGGGGCTCGGCGTAGCGGATAGCCGTCAAAGCCTGCGGAGGATAGACGGGCGGCGAATAGGTCCCGGTTACCCCGTCGTAGACAACGCCATTGGCGAGTTGATCGGCGCTCGGCGGGGCTTTATAAAAAGAGGCGTCATGACTCTCAGGATGACCGCGGTGGCCTATTTCAATACTGGTCTCAATAAGGGCCATGGCTACTTCTCCACCGCGAGTCGGACCTGCCCACCAATTATCCCACCAACCAGCCACCATGTTTCGAGGGCGCCGTCATGATCCACAAATTTCTGTCCAGCAAACCCTGCGTCTGGAGTGACAGTGACAGACACCTCATCGCCCATATGCGAACCCTGTGTGCGCGACATTACTAGCAGACCGAGCAGGGTTCCTAAAGATTCAGTTATAGTCAGTCCACCCCCAACAAGCGCCCGAACGTTGCTGACCCATGGTTTGCCGGAGAGAGACGAGCTAAACCCCGGCATGTGGGTTATGGCAGCAGTTACGTAATTGACCCCTCCCACCCTCCCAGCTGCGCCGTAATCGGTTAACAAAAACAAAATGGATGCGGTTCCGCCGCGATTTCTCGGGTGAGATATCGGCCACAATGATGCGTAACCATTACTCGTCCCCCCGTTCGGGTCAGATAAAAAATAGGTCGTGCCCCACGCCCACTTCGGATACCCTGTAGCCACCGTATCCAAGGCATGGACCCGAGTCAGTTCACAGATCCAAGTAGGTCCTTGGTCGCCACTACATCCCCAATAGGAATTTGCACGGGTCATCAACAGCAACAAACCTTGATTGACCGCAATATTAATCTCCCCACCATAGGTCAGGTCGATGCGCTGTGCTGTAATTGTTAGATGACAGTTACGTGCCAAATTTGTTCCAACATGCGTTGTCGGATTCCAAGCTTCATAGCTTTTGAGAATCATATACCCGGCCGTGTTGTAATCGAGAACACACGGCTGGTACATGATCTGCCCTTCAGCGTCAGGTAGACAGGGGTAGCGATAGGCTCGGGCATTGGGTCCGGCATCGGCATCCCATAGCTCCCAACCACGCGGAACGATGAAGTCTTCAACGCCTTGAATAATATCAGCGAGGGAATCCCCCGGCTCATAAGCAACCTGACCTGACTTTTGAGTCGGTGCGGCCTGGTTATTCCAGCCTCGAATTGTTACCATCACACCACCTCCGTTCCGGGAGCGGTGCAGGCTCCGTTTGTATTGACCATCAGCCAAGCGCCCTCAACCCACGCACTGTAATCGGCGGTCATGTACTGGCTGACCCAGACGATGGGATTGGGCTCTGCCGGGAGGGGTACGCGGTAGCTGTGAGTGTACTGGCTGGCCGGGTCGGGTGCGGACTCGGTGATGAGTGCGGCGGCGACGTAATTGGCAACCCGGTCACGGGCCGTTTGATCAATGATGCCCCCGGCGAGGAGGAGGTCAAACAGTCCGACAACTTCGGGGTTGTCGAGGTAGACGCCGCTGGTGGAGTCGAGCACCTCGATGATGGCCAGCCCCGGGAGCCCACCCGGGAGAATACAGGCAGGATCTTTGAGGGCGAGACGGGCCATGCCGTAGGCGACTGCGCCCATGACGGTGGCCATTTCACCCCGGGTAACGTAGACCTTGAAACCAAAATCGACTGGACTCATGCGGACCTCCATATGATGTCGAAAAGCCCTGCGCTGGCAAACTCGGCGTAGGATTGCGGCGAGATGAGCGCCATGTTCCGCTCGGTGAGGAGTCCGGCGGCCTGATCCATGGTCAGCAGAGCCTCGGCGCAGTTGGGGCGGCCGCCGTTCTGCTCGCCTTTGCCGGTCAAAAACCCCCAGAAACTACGGATGTCGTATTTTTTCCCGATCATTTCCCGACCGGCACACATCCATGCGACGCCCTGTTCGGGGGTGAAGGGGACCCGGGGGCGCAACAGACAGACGTGATGCGTACCGCCGAGGTAGTCGCGGATATTCCCCGTGCGCACTCGCGGCCATGTGACATTGAGCGTTTCACCGTGTCCACCGAAGACCGGGACGGTGTGGCTGTACGCGCTGGAAAGCCACCAGGCCATGAACCGGGAAAACCAGTGACGGCGCAGAGTCAGCAGGCGGTCGCCGGGTTGCAAGTCGGGGAGGGTCATGCCTATCTCCTTCAGGCTGCGGCCGGTTGCTGTTTGTGAGCCTGCGCCCGAGAGGCAAACCACCAACCGATGGCCACGCCGGTCAGGAACAGGATCTGGTTGGAGACCGTGGTGACGACGGCGATGGCCATGGTGACCTGCTGCGCCTCGGCGAGTTTTCCGGAGAGGAGGGCCACGGAGTCCTGCCACATCTGCGCGGTGGTGTAGGCGAGGTAGGCGGTGATGGCCGGTCGGGTCAGGCCCCTGGTGACGTCGACGAGGGCGAGGCCGCAGGCGATAATGCCGGCAACCGCTCCGCCGACCTTGTCTTCCCATCCGGTGAGATAGGTGGCCTTGTCCGCCTTGAGGCTTTCGGCCAGGGCGCCGATGTCGGCGACCCGGGCGGCGCCGTCGCTCTTGGCTTCTTCGATGCGCAGGTTGTTGTCGGCTTCGAATTTGATCGTCTCAAGGCTGCGACGGTGCGCCTTGTCCAGTTCGGCCGATTCGAATTCGCGCTTTTTCTGCGCCTGCCGGTCCTGAAAATACTTGCCGACCAGGCCGAAGCCGATGCCGAGAACGCCGGTGGCGCCGCCGCTGACAACGTTGCCTATCCCCTCGCCGAGCATGCTTAAAAAGTCCATCAGCTCCATGCCTCCATAATTTTAAGGGTGAAATCCCGGCCGTCCATGTGTTTCATGAAGCGGTCGAACGTCGGGTGCGAGTTGAGCACGGCCTTTTGCTGGCGGCCGTTCACCGGCAGGGTGCCCCGCGATCCGCCGATAATGATGCAGCCCTCGGTGTGCGTCCGAAACCCCTTCGCCGGGTCGCCGCCGAGATTGCCCCAATGGGTCAGGATCCAGGTGCGCCCCGCGACGTCCTGCAGGTGGTAGACCGTTCCGAAGCGCGGGGAGACCCGGATCGTGCAGCGATAGGTCCCGGCGGGGATGCAGGAGATGCCGGTCCGGTTGTTTCGGTCCGGGGGTTCGAGGGTGTGGGCGTCGAAACCGTCGCCGACCAGGCGCCCGAACGTCCCCTGATCATCCTGTTCAGCTCGCAGGAGGTAGCGGGTCGGCGTCACGCGCTGCCCCACTGCACGGCGGCGATCAGTGCAGCGGCATCGGGCGCGGCCGGGTCGACGGCGGCCAGGGTGTCGAGGAGCGCCTGCTGCTGGCCGAGGATGGCCCCGGAAGCGGCTTCGAAGAGGGCCACGTTTTCAAGAACCTTGGCGACCAGGTCGGCCAGAGAGATCCCCCGGGCCAAGGCCACGGCCGAGAGCATAGGGGTCGGAGCGGCCGGGTCGAGGGACCAGGCCCGGGCCTCGGCCTGCTGGGTCGGCCAGGTCTCGCGCTCGGCGGGGAGGTAGGGGGCGGCGAGGGCGGAGAGGCGGAGGGAGCCTTCGGCGCGGAGCGCGGATTCTTTGGCGGCTCGCAAATCTTCCATCGACGGTTCAACGGGGTCCTTTGTAACCCACGCCCCTACAATAAAGCTCCACCCGAGTTGGCCGCGACAACTGTGCTCCCACTCGCTGTCCGAAAGAGCGAGCGCCCCTGGGGGCATAGCCTCGTTGATCTCGTCGTCATAGTGACCCGTCACAGTTCCCAACGTGTCCACCGTTGCGTATTTCATGACTAACTCCTTAATATCCGATGATGAAATAGGTGGGGTTGTAGCGGGATCCGTTGCCTACGTTGTAAAGTGTTATGGTCGACTTCGTCGTCTGGTGGCCCCATTCCGCAGCATCCCCGATGATGTCCGAGGTATTCGCCCCCGTGACGGTGACGAGGGCTGCGATCGGGAAGGTCACGGGGAGAGGGATTGCTCCGGTCGAACCGTTGCCCCCCACCGTACCCCAGTAAGTGCCCCATTGCAGAATGAGACCGCCCGGAAGTTTCTGATACCCGGATGCCGTCTTGGCGGCAACAAACTGACCGAAATTGACCACATCATTCCCGGCGATCCCGGCGATTGCTTCCAGTCGACCGGACGCGTCGTATTTCGGCAGTCTGTTGGCAATCGGGGTCGCCGTGGCACTGTGCGGGGCGGTCAGGTCGTCGTGGGCATCCACCTTGGCCTGCGCCCCGACGGGGGTTTCGTGGCCGGAGTGAGGTGCGGGGGTTGAGGCGTGGGCAGTCTGATCATCTTTAAGTTTGCGCGTCCGGTTCGCCAGGGCCTGGAAGACGGCATTGAGGTTGGCCTCGTTAAGCGCATCGACAGCGTCTTGGAGTCCAGGGACCGGTTCGGTGAAGTTGGAGACGTCCTCGATATCCTGCATGGGTCTTTCTCCTTACTGGAAGCTGATCGTCCACTCGACGGCGATTTTATAGGCGCTGCTCTTGGTGATCGCGCCAATGACCAACCGGGAGTAAAGGATGGCCGTGGCTGCCGATTTGAGCCCGAGTTCCTGGTAGGTAAAACTCCCCCCCTCGGCAGCCTCCATCGTCACCAGAAATCGAACCTTGTTGAAGGCCGGATAATCGACGGTCGGCGCTTTGGTGAACTGCTCGCCGAGCAGGGCGGTCTGCCCTGCGACGGCTGCGGTCGCATCGGTTCCGAAGGCGATGAGGCCGATGTGTTCCAGTCCGCCGTAGGCGGCGTCGTTGCCGAGCAACTTGGCCATGAGCGTCTTGCCGCCGGCAACGATGAGGTTTTTTCTCTCCTCGTGCAGTGTCTTCTCGCCTGTTTTGGCATCGATTTTCCAGACCTTGACGTCTCCGCGCATGGTCACCGTCTCTTCTATGTTCATGTCCTATCCTCCGTAGACTGATTTTTGAAAGACCGAGTCGTCGGCCGCGTTGAGCACGGTCACGACGCATTGTTCCATGATGGCGTTGTTGATCCCGCAAATAAGCCCCGGGCTTCCGCAGACCCATCCCGTTCCGCAGAAGATCGCGCCAGGTTGCGGCGAGTCCTCAAATGTGCCGGTGATCGTCACGGCCAGGGTTTCTTCTACGACCTGCGTTTCAGTCTGGCTTACGACCTTAGAGAACACCGTTTCGAGAAAGTCCGTTCCGGACGCCTTGTATTTGCGGACGATCGCCATGATGCCGGAAAGAAAGATCTCGGCTTCTTCCGTCGTCAGTTCGTTGGGGATCGATATTCCAAGGATGAAGCGGCCGGCGCTAGTTGCGGCAATGGCCGGATCGAGTTCGGCGCGTTTCGGCCAGGCGTCGATGATCTCGATATCGACTCCGAGGCCTTCTTTGGCAATAAGTTCGAGGGAGACATTGTTCTGCGTCGGGCGTGTGATCTCGTTGATCAGGCGCGTGGCGTAGGTCGGGTCGAGTTCGCCGCTCTTTTTGGCGATGCCGAAGCGATCGCGGCCCCAGTAATCGAGCCAAGAGCCTTGCGCACTGGCCAGGTAGAGAGCCTTCTCTGCGTCGGCGATCCTTTCGTGCTGTTCGTCGAGGATCCATCCGACGGGGCCGAGTTCGGCAAAGAGTACGCCGGTTCGGTAAAACAATCGATCGTCGGCATCGAGGCGCCTTCTCGGTTCCTCGGAGAGTCCTCGTGCCAGGAGTCCGTCGAATTCGGCATTTGTGCTGGTGGCCGTAAAGCCAGCCGTGCCGTTTATGACGGCGAGGACCTCTGCGAGGGTTCCTGTTTCGATGCTGACGGAGAGAACGCCTGCAGCCGAGGCAATCCGGATCGTCATTTTCTCGATGGAAAGGATCGCATCGACCGGGCCGGTGATGACGGCGACCGGGGTGGTCTCCGGTTCCCGTTTAAAAACCCGGTGGAGGCGGCCAACAATGCGCTCGAATGCTCCCATTACTGCACCGTTGCCGTGATGGTACCCGGGGTGATGATGATGGCGGCCGAGACGTCAACCGTCCACTGATCGCCCGAGGTGTGGCCGGTCTGGGCGGCAAAAGCAATGGTCGTGCCGGTTTCGAGTTCCACTGGGGTTCCGGCAGTGATCGGTTGCAGGGAGGCGTTCCAGGTGGCGCCTTCGGTCGACGACCAGCGGAAGGTGTCCTGTGCTCCGACGGAATCAATTTCGACGAGGAACGTCTTCTTTCCCTCTCCGGCAAAGACACCGCCGGATGTCAGGTCATTGAGGCCGATGGTTCCGAGGTAGGTCGTGGCGACGATCTCCGAGGCCGGGACGTTTCCCGTGGGCGCCGAAATGCCAACATCGTAAACCCCGTCGATAGCCATGATGCGCTCGATCATCTCGTTCAAGACGACGGTGGCGCCGATTCCCATTCCGGAAATGTAGGTTGCGATGCCGGCTTCTGCCACAGCTTTGATGGCGATGGCGTCATACCCGGGGAGCATGTAGATCAGAAACGTCACGTCGAGGGGGTTTTCGGTGACGGCGGCCACCGTGGCGACGATTCCGGCGGCCTTGTATCCCGGGATCTTTTCCCCCTCGGTATCGATGTATCCGTCAACGATTTTCTGTGCTCCCGCGACCAGGTCCACGGAGGTGCCTCCGACGCCGTTGTAAATAAAAATGTCGACGAATCCGGCTGTGGCTTTGGGGTTGTCGATGGCAACGGCGTTTTTTACGCTTTCCGTGATGTTTCCCTCGGCATCCTTAATCGACGCCAGTTTGGCTCCATAAATGACGGCTGCGGTCGTTCCCCGGCCAAGGCTGGCGATATATTCCTTGAACCGGATGGCCCGGGAGGCCTCGGATTCTCTGTCCGTTCCATTGGAAAGGGCAGCGACGTTGGTCACCGCATCGATGCCGCTGATCGTGGTCTTGATCGTGTTGATGCTGCCGGGAGCGGTGTTCCCCGCTTCCCCGGCGGCGATGGCAATAACCGTGGCGGTGACCGTGCTCGTGCCTGTGGTGAGTGTCACGTCGGTCTTTGTTTCGTAGACCTTTGCCGGGAGGGTGGCCGTGGCCGTGGTTGTGATGCGTGTTCCGGCGGGGATAAGAATGTCGGCGACGGCAATCGGTCCCGAGAAGGAGGCAATGCCTGACGCCCTGGTCGCCGGGAGGGGAGTGATTCCAAAGGCGTTGTAGGTCGAGATGGCGATCGCCTTTTTTATCGCCTGGTAGATCTGGAAGTCCATTTGTTCGAGTTCCAGGCCAATGGCTTCCAATTTGGTTCGGGCCTTGCTGCCGGGAGCAAAGTCAGTGATCTTTTTCTGGATAGCGGCCATCCAGGCGATCATGCGACTGACTCGTGTTTCCATTTTAATGATGTCGAAAGCGCCCATCCCGTCTCCTTTTCTTTCCGCTATTTTGGCAAACAGTGATGCCTATAGCAAACTTTTTGCTTAAACGGTCAGGCTCATGGTCCGGGTGGAGTCCTCGCCGATGGTTTTGACCTTCGCTTTGATGCTGACAGCATCGGCATTCCGTTCGATCTCGACCTGTTCGACGCTTTTGATTCGGTAGTCGGCCAAAATGGTGATCTTGGCTTCGATCCGAATGCGCTCGAGCCAGTAGTCGGTTTCCGGCTTACCGATCATGGTGGGGATCAGGCTGCCGTAGGTTTTGTGCCCCAGATGGGCCAGGGCGCCCCGGGGGGTGCCGAGGCGATGCTGCAGCTGCATGACAAGGTTTTGCACTCCGGCGACGGTGGCCGTGGAGCCGTCGGGGTCGACATTGGGAATCCCGTCGCCGTCGAGATAGTCGTCGGCACCGAAAATGATGTCGAGGTGGTCGGTGTAGCTGCCGGCCATGGGTGCTGTGGTGACCGTTCCGGCGACCGGGATCTTGATCCGGTCTCCCGGGCGGAGAACGGACAGGGCCTTGTCGTGAACCGTGACGGCTGTTCCTGGGGGAAAAATGTTTTCGAGCGCCATCTCCAGGGTGGTCAGGGGTTCAATGCCCGTGTCGTCGAAGCTGCTGACTACCGCCGACTCCCATATCCCTTCGGCCATGAAGACCACGACGTTTCCCGATGCCGGTGTGATCCCGGAGAAGACGGCGCTTTTCCCCTCGCTGTGGACCAACGTCCCTTCGGAAAGGATGGCAGAGAATCCGGAGAGGGTGTCCTTGACGATGAACGGGGCCGCGAGGTCGTTGAGAAACGCTATGCGCCTCCAGAGGGTCGAATCTCCCAAGGTCTTGACCGCGATCGCCTCGATCGTATCCCCGTCGACGATTTCGACGATGTGCGAGGCGACGCTGTTTGCCGCCTCGACTCCGGATGCGAAGATGGTCGTTTCCGGGTTTTCTCCGGGGGATATTTCCGGGTCGGTGTTGCTCATGGGGACGCTGGTCGTGGTGATTTCCACGACGGGCGCTGCCGTTGTCGCCGGCGGGGTGTCGGCGGCGCTGTCGACCTTGAACATGTGCTTGTTGAGTCGGCTCTGGAGAAAGGTTCGCTTCAGGTCTCGAAGGTGAGCGGTGTATTCGTGAGGGATCTCCCGAAAGGATCCGATGTCGGCAATGATCGAATCGGTTCCGGTGATGAGTTCTTCAACGAGGTCGAAGGGTGCGGCAATAAATGCCGAGGCTCCTTCGCGAAAGGACGAGATGGCCTGAGCGACGAGCCCGATCCGCTCCTGCATCGCCTGCATGGTGTTGATGGCGTCGGAGACCTTGTTGCTGACGGACGTATATCCGGCCAGGACCGTTTTCCATTTGGCAAAAAGAGCCGAATCGACTTCATCGATCACACGGAGCTTGTTGGGTGAGGCTTCGGGCGGCACGAAGTCGAGCTGACGGATGGTCGTCAGCTCCATGCTGTACTGGAAGAGAAACCGCCTCTGGATGCTCCGCGTGACGACGAAGGGGTTTAAAATGACTTCGTAGAAATGTTCGTCGGTGAAGTTGAAGAACTGCAGCTGGGCCTTGTCCTTCTTCGTGGGATTGGCGTCGCTGCCGAATTCCTTATAGAAGGCGAAGAACACGTCGGCTTCGAATTCCTTGAGAATGGTCCAGGCGTCGACCTTACTTCCATCGATGTGCCGACCGCCGCCGCCGGGGAGGCTACCGAGGTAGCCGAAGGTTCCCTGGATGCTGATTTTGGAGATTCCCGGGCCGAAGTTGTCAACGAAGATTCCGCCTTTGGTCTGGGTGACGGAGACCTTGGCGTTGTGCTGGATCTTGTAGCTTTCGGGGTTGATCGGCAGGACGAAGCGCTTATCCGGTACGCTGGCGCCCGGGGAGTAATATTCGAACATGAAGGGCAGGCGCTGGTTCCGCACCGGGTAGAGGGTCATGGGTTCATTCTCCCTTAGCTGATCGTGATTTCGCCGGAGTGCTCGCTATCCGGGGCGCCGCTGGTGGTGTTGATGACGGTGTTGGCTTCGAGATAGGTTACGATCGCCGTCGAATCCGCCAGGCCGAGGGCCTCGCGGTAAGCCTGCGCATCTGCGGCATTCGTTCCGGGGGTGAATGTCGCGGTGACGGCATCCATGGCTGCTTTTCTCGCCGCCCAAAGGCCGGGGCCTCCTCCTGGCATATCGATGTCTCCTTATGGTGTGGCTGTGACGGTTCCCGAAACGTGGGGGACCGGGGCGCCCGTATAGGCGCAAATGCTGTCGCCCTGTCGGCAACCTTTCGGGGTGCCTCCGTTGACTCCGATCAGATCGATGCCGGCTCCGCTGGTCCATGCCGTCTTTCCGGCAATGGTGACCGTGGCTTTACCGACGGAAACCTCGATTGTTACGTCGCCGCTAGTAACCGTGAGCGTCTCGGCCCCTGAGATGATGGTTGTGCGCTCTCCTACGACGTTGAAGTGTTCGTTCCCGGCAATGACGACGTTTCGATTGCGGTCGACGTTGATGTCTTCGTCGCGGGACACTCGCGTTTCCCTGTTTCCCTCCCTGTCGATGCGCTCATAGGTTCCGGCGTGAATGCGATAGGCCTGGGGATGTGGATCGCTTCCGGCGTCCATCGGCTCGCCGTCATAGGGGCCGAGGTATCCGCTGACAAATGGGTCGCGCAGGTTCCCGTCGAAAAACTCGACGACCACCAGGTCTCCGTCTTCGGGGGTCCATTCGCTCCCGTTTCGGGCGTTCATCTTTTCGTACTTGAGGGGGACGTGAGTCAGGATCTTTTCCTGATAGCCCTGGGTCGTCTGTCCTGTTTTGTCGAGAAGAACGACGTCAACGGTGGTGCGCTTCCCCCGGGCGGTATTGCGGAATCGGATCGCCTTGACGATTCCGCGCATGGGGTAGAACATTTCCCGTTCCCCCCGGGTGATCGCCGGATTCTGTCGCATCGAAACCTGGTTAGGTCGGGCCATGTTCCTGTCCTCTCGTCAACTGCAGGGTTGTCGTGTAGGTCTCCCCCCAGGCATAGTGCTCGGTGTATTTTTCGACGAAGTATTCCATGCCGGTGCCCTTGACGACGATGCCGTCACCGGCCTTGATATCCGGGTTGCCGGCAACGGCCAGGGTTCCCGTTTCGTGAAGATGGTTCCACCTGTTGCGATTCCAGAATTCTTCGGATCGGCCGCTGACCAATTTTTGAATATTGGGGGGGGCGTCGTCGCCCGGCAGATAAGATGGGGGAACGAAGTTGGTCTGCGGGTAGAAGGGGTGAAACCCGAATCTTGAGATCGACGCCTGGTCGAAGTGCATGGCCGAGGAAAACTGCAGGGGAAAATTCTGGCCCTGGTTGTAGAGCGTCACCATATCGGCCTTGAGCCAGACGTAGTTGACGCGATCGTTGTCGTCGACGCCGAGATCTTCGCTTTGAATTTCTTCGTCGGCTATTTCATGGAACGTTTCGCGGGTCAGCTTGCCGTTCTTCGGGTGAAACGGGTACCGCTCGAGGATGATGTGCAGGACGCCGTTGATCGTCTCGGTGGTCAGGACGTTGTACGGTTCGTTGGCGGCTCGTTTCATTGCTGCCCAGACCGACCCGGTCGACTCGAGGATGGTGAAGTCGAAGGTCTCCCATTCGTCGAGAGGGGCTTTGGCCCGAATCCCGGGGTTGATGAATGCGACGTAGGGCTTGATCCATGGCACCTGTCCGATCATGAGCTTATCGAAAATACTGGAGCATATTTCATGGGGCGTTCCGGAGAAGATAAGCCCCTTGGCCAGACGGACGATCGCTTCGGGTCCGATCTGACCCGGGCCCGGCGTGATGTCGGCGACGCAGTTGTGTCGATCGAGCAGGCGGCCGAAATCCATACCGGTGATGGTGATCCGGCGGGAGACGCTCTGGTCAGGGTTGACGATGGTCTTGCGAGCGCATCGCACGACCTGTCCGACCATCCGGGAGCGCAGGCCCTTGCCGTCGCCGCGATCCAGTTCGATATGAACGACGTCCCCGGGGACGAGGACCTGGTCGTATCGCTGGCCTTCGATGCTTCGCTTGAAGGTGGTGGAGATCGCAAACCCTCCGGCCGACATGCCGTATCCCTTGTCGATGTCGATGGTGATGACGTCGCCGGAGATATCCTCGAGCTGGTATTGCGTAGCGGCTCGCCGGATGGTCACGCGGTGATCGGGGGCAAATGTTGCCATGGTCTCTCCGTTTTTTTTCAGTATAGGACCGCCGGTGCTCAGACCGAAGGGATTTGCTTACCGATCAGCGCCGAAGGCCGCCCCCTGCCCTTCCCGCCCGACGACGATGACCAGTTGCGGCTTGTTTTTGCCCTTCTCCATGGCGGCCGAGAATCCTTCGGTGATCGCTTCTCGCATATATTCGTCTGGGGCCCTCTGTGAGTCCTTGGTGTATCCGCCTCGGCCGCCGACTCCCAGAACGTCCTGCTCGCTGCCGGGGACAACCTCTTTTCTATCGATCGATTTCTTGACGAAATCCATGGATTTTTCGGCGGCCTGGACGCCTGCTTTCTGCATTTCCCTCTTAACCCGGTTGGGTGTCTCTCCCGTTTTGAGCTTCCAGCCTTCGACGGTGGCGTCGACGGCGGCATAGGAGTTTCCGCGCTGGGTCTCCATTTCGTTTTTCGCGTCTTTTTCGATGTCGCCGTAGGGTGTGTTCAGAATGTTTTTGAGCTTGTCGCCGCCGAGCATGCCGCTGTCGCCGAGAGCGATGATCTTGTCGATCTGTTCCGGGGCGAGATTGGGAAGAATGGAGGAGAGGGCAAGCCATCCCTGCGTGGAGAGTCCTCCCCCTTTTTTCTGCCCGTAGGTCTTTTTGATTTCGTCGTAGTAGGCTGTGACGTTGCGCTCGCTGGCGCCTTCGGAGAGGCGCCGCTTGTATTTGATGTAGTCCTCGCCGGTCTTGATCCCGTCGCCGCCGAGGGCTTTCCAGGCCAGCATCTGCTCCCCGGCGCCCTGGCCGCCGCTGCGGAGTTTGTTGTCAAGCGAGCCGATGATGTCCTGGCCGCTCTGCCCCTTGCCCACCGGGCTCTTTCCCTGCCAGAGCGCGGTCTGCAGCGTCGTGAGATAGGCGGTCTGCCCGGTGTCGATCTGTCCGCCCCGAGTGTTGGCGATCTTGGTGAGAATCTGCAGGTTGCGCTCCATGAATTCGCCGCTGCGGCCGCCGGCTTCGCCCTGGATGATGGCTCCACGCAGCTTTTCCATCGTTTCGGTGAGCTTCTTCTGGCCGGTAAAGGCGGCAACGGAACCCATGTAATCCGCCGTGCTGGTTTCGGAGACTCCGCGACCCCGGGAGAACTGCTTGGCCAGTTCGATCTCCCCATGGAGTCCGCTGCCGCGCACATTTCCCTTGGTGAGAAGCGTTTCGCCGATGCCGAGGTGCTGGTCAATGGAATAACCGTAGGTCCCGACCCCCTTGGCCAGGTCACGGCCGCCCCGGGTGGACATCGGGGCGGTTCTCTTGGCGAACTCGTCGTCGGCCTCCATCCCGTCGGTGATAAAGCGAGCCGCCTTGTAGCCGACGTAGGCCAGGACAGCGTTTTTCATGATGGATTTCATGTTGAACCCGCCGCCGGCCCCTCCGCCGCTTTGATCGAAGCCCTGGACCGATTCGTTGGCCGAGTTGAGGCGCATGCGCATCTCTTCGGAGCGATCGACGTGGCGACCGACGATCCTTTTTCGCTGCTCGAGGCGCTTGTCGACGTCGGCCAGACGCTGGCGTTCGATGGGGTCGAGGCGGCCGTTTTCCTGCTCCTTCTTGAGGAGGTTTTCTTTCTCCTTGGCGAGTTTTTTGACCTCGTCCCGGGCTAGGGAGATTTTGCCGATATAGGCGCCGAAGGTTTCGAGGAGGCGCTTATTGATCTTCTCCACCTCGATGAACTGGTTCTTGTCGATCAATCCGCCCTTGCGATTTCCGTCGGCGGCGATGCGGTGCATGCGATTGATGTCGTCGGCAACGTTGCGGATCAGGCCGGCGGTATTGGAGAGGTGCTTGTCGTCTCCGGTGATCGGCCCCATCGTCTCGGTTTGCCGAAGGGCGCCATTCATCTCTTCAATGGCTTTCCGGGCGTCTTTTACCTGCCTGGCGTCAACATTGACTCCGATTGCGACGGTCATGGGGTTTCTCCGGGGGCGAGGGGGGCGAAGGTGTCTTTTTGCTTGGAGAGTCGGGGGTCAAGAAGACTCAGATCGACGTCTTCCCCCGCCTCGGCTCGTCTCTGCAGTTCATCGGCCAGTGTGTCGCCGCTGATCCTGGTGTCGCAGACCGGGCAGATTGCGATATGCGTTTCCATTCCGCAAGGGCATTTTTTGAGGCTCTCCCCCCGGAAGGCGAAGATCGCTTCGACCTCGAGAATGATCTCTTCGTCGGTCATGGCGAGAAAGCGCGGGTCTGTCGGCAGGACCGAATACTTCTGGCGGAGGATGAACCCGTAGGTGTTGGCCAGGCTAGACGCTTTTCGGCTGAGTTCGCCTCGGTCGAAAGGTATCGAGCCAGAGGCTCACCTCCTCGTAAAGGGCAAAAATGGCCGGCTCGTCTTCGTCGAAGACCTGGTCCTGCTTCGTCCAGTCGGGACGGGTTTCGCAGATGACGTCGAGCAGGCAGAAGATGTATGCGAGGGAGGAGATGCCGTCGGGGATATCGAAGGGCCGGGCGCCGTAGGAGGAGAGTTGGCCGGCATGGCGCGTCGCCACCGCGAGTTTGTCGGTGGCGGTCGGCCGGCGGATGAGGACCGGTTCGCCGTATTTGTCTCCAAAAACGAGGCCGGTTTCGGGGTTGATCTTGGTGGCGATGTTGAAACTTTTCTTGATCGACATGGGGTCTCCCTGTAATGCGGACCGGAAGGGGTGTCCCTTCCGGTCCGCGATGGGTTACTTGATCTTGGTCAGGGCCCGGAAGGAGGCGTTCTGGCCGGCGATGCCGTGCTTGCCGTAGTTGCGGCTGTGACTGGCGGCTTTGCAACCGACGTAGTGCTCGAGGGTCGTCCCGGTGACGTTGTCGATGATCTCGATCTCGAGTTCGCCGCTGGTGAGAATGTCGTTGGTTTCGGGGACGAATCCGAGGGCGATCAGGTTCTTGTTGTAGATGAAATAGCTGGAGATCGAGACGCTGTACGAGACCTTGCCGACGACCAGTTCCTGGGTTTCCGGGCTGCCGAGGCCATCGACGTCCTGGAGACCGAAGTCGTCCTGGAAGTCCGCCGACTGAACGCCGCTGCCGACGGTGACGCCTTTGATTTTCAGCAGTGCCCGGTTTCCCGTCATGGTATTTTTCATGGTCCGTTTCCTCCTTTTGGGTTACAGACCGACGGTGAAGACGGTCGGCGTGAGATAGTAGGTGCTGAAAATGAAGTTGACCGGCAGGATCGGTTCGGCCGCGTAGTCGATGTAGCGCACCGTGCCGTCGACCCGCAGGGTGGTCTTCTTCGCGTCGTAGGCGCGGATGTATTCCGCCCGAAGGGCCTGGGCCAGGGCCCCATTGGTGACGTTGATCGCCGTCGCGTCGAGGTCGATCGTTCCGGCCTGGCCGATGAGCTGGGCATGGCGCTGGCGGATCTGTGCCGCGAGGTAGTCGGCGCCCTGGCCGACGGAGAACTCGATGCGGTAGAGGTCGGCGTCTTTGCCCCAGGTGGTGATCTGGCGGCTGATGACGTATCCGGCTTCATTGACGTCGTCGACGATCGGAACCGCGATCCCCTTGTTGATCAGGTCGGTAATCTCGCTGTTGCGCAGATCGACCTCGAGTCCGAGAATGCGGAGGTATTTGCGGGTCAGGGGCTGAACCGGGTAGCCTCCGGCGGCGATCCCTGCGTACATGGCGGCCGTGATGTAGGCCGGGTAGAGCTTAATTTTGCCGTTGGGATCGTAGTGTTTGCTGCCGAGGCCGGCGTGGACGATCCGATCGCTGCCGAGGACCTTGGCGGCGGCGGCGAGGGCGGCGGCGGCGGTGACGCGACCGGCTTCGTTGCTCCAGGTCTGCAGGGCCCCTCCGACGAACCCACGGCGCTCTTTTTTGCCGTCCGGGCCGCTCATGTAGGAGAGGTGGCTTTCGACCATGGAGTGCAGCGAGGCGTCGGGGGTCAGGGGCAAGAAAATATTGACGCCGAGAGTCTGCATCAGGTCGAGGGCCGTTTGCCAGTCGGTGTTGGTCGTGACACCATTGGTTCCGCCGGCGAGATAGGTCCATGCGGCGTCGGCAGGGGGCGCCGTGGCGCCGGCGTTGCGGGACGGGGCGACGAAACCGCTGGTTTCCAGGGCGTCGATGATCGCCTGCAGGTCGCTGACGAGCGTTCCTGCTGCGGCCTTGATGTCGGCGGCGGAAAACGCATCGATTTCCAGGGTGCTGTCCCCGGGGTTATCCGTCAGGACAACCGCCTCGTAGGCCGCCTGGGCATTGATGTAGTCGGCGAGAGCCTGGACCGTCGGGTAGTCGGAGAGCGAGACGGCAAGATCTTCGCCGCCCGGGCCGCCGGTGACGGTCGTGGTGAGAGCCCCGAGACCGTCAACAAGAATGGCGCAGGGGGTTCCGGCTCCGGTGTACTGGATGGACAGTGAGTCTTTTTGCAGGTTGTCGAAAGGCTCTGTCTCGGTGCCGAAGGCAATCGTGACCTTCTTGCCGGAGACCGATCCGGCTTCGATCTTGTATTTGACCTGGTTGGCCGGGAGGCCGTAGAGGTAGCTATCGAGGACCAGCTTGGTATCGGCGATGGCCGTTGCCCTGGTCGCCGGGTTGACCGGAACCAGGTAAACCTCGGAGGCGCCCGGGGTGTCGCTGCCGGGGGACGGGTCGAAGACCAGTTGCGCGGCGAGCCTGGCTTCTTCGTTGTTCGGGTGAATCAGGGCATTGGCGATGGTCGGAGTGCCGACCTTGATCGCCGTACCGGATGGAATGAGCCCGGTCATTTCGGCCAGGATTGCCACGACGGCGCCACCGCCCAGGGGTGCCGTCGCCAGCGCCGAGGAATCAATGAACGATGCGGCCTGCGGAATCAGGTACTTCTTCCCCCGCCAGATGATGCTCTTGTCTGCCATTTGTTATTTACCTCCCTGGGTTTTGAGCCATGCGCTCCACGGCGTCCCGGTGGGGCGTCCCATGAAACTGGCGAAGTGTTTTTCCCATGCACCCTGGGTGCGCGAGGCCGTGTCCTTTTCGCTCACCATCAGCGACTTGAATCCAGCTCTCGATTCGACTCGCTTGATCTCCGGGAGGTATTCGGCCAGAGTCAGAGTGCGTTCCGGCTGGTTGTCTCCCTTTACCGCTTTTTTCATCGTCATGCTCCCGTCAGTGAAAGGTTGTCGCCCGTGGCGTAAGTCCCGCTGCCTTCGAGTCTCTTGCTCCAGGTGTTGGCCACCTTGGCGTGTATTTTTATCCCCCGGATGAAGGCCTGCGTCGGCTGGAGCGAGCCTTTTTCCATGCGCAGGTCGGCCATGGAGATTCCGATTTCGACGATTCCCTGGGCTCCGAGTTCGGTGAAATTCTGGCAGACGAAATACTGGCAGAACCGCGCCAGCCAAATCGTTTCTTCCTTGGTGGCGGCGATGACGTCAATGTTCCACGCCGACATTTCCCAATATCCGAAAAGTTGAGACCAGACGGTCTGGCCGTTGATCTCGGTCGCTTCCGGTTCCCCCTGGTAATCGCCCAGGGAGCGGTCGTTCGATTCCACATCCCCGCTGTAGATGCCGATCTGGGGAAAGGGGAGGTCGGCGGCTGGGAAGTGGGGGAGGATAAAAACCCGCTTGTCCGTATCCCTGTTGCGGATGTCGCCGGTGAAGATCCGCGAGTTGAGAAACTGTTCAATCTCCGATTGCTGGCCGGCGGTGCGGTCCTCGAAGAGATCGGCGACCACGGCGGTCGGGTCGCTCTTGGCCTTGGCGAATTCGGCAAGGAAGAGATCGCGGAGAATCAGGTCGACGTTGGGGAAGCCCATTTATTCCTCTCTGACAGAGATGCGCATGCCGATGGAGAGTCCGCTGGGGGGAATCAGATCGGCGTTGGCCGCCTGGCGGATGATCCCTTCGATGGCCGGTTTACAATAGTCCGAAACGTGCTGGGCGATGCCGTGCGCCTGGTACCCGGGGTGCCACCAACTCCCCGGGTCGCTCTTGTCGGAGACGATGCGAAAGGTGAGGTATTTGCTCTGGGTCGCATTGTCGTACCGCTTGCGGATCCGGGTCATCCCCTCGTATTTACCGGCCTTGTGCTGGTACCCAGTGGTGGGGTTTTGTCCCGGCGGGTGCGCAGCTTCGGTTCCGGTCAGGCGGCCGCCCCACTTGAGCCCCTTGGGCTGCATGCTGGTCTGCATCTTCCCGCCGACCCGGACCCGCTGCGGGACCATGGCGGCAAAAGACGGCTTGATCATGCGGACCTTGCCGAGAACGTCTTTGGGCATCGGCTTGAAGTAGGCGTTCTGTCCGCTCTTGCTCGACGTGCCGTGGCGCATGGGGATGATGTTGTAGCGGTTCCCCTTCTTGCTGATCCGCGCCTTGGGTCCGCCGAGGAGCATCGGCTTCATGTCCCAGGGCCCTTTGCCGTATTCGAGATCGTTGGCGATCTGCTTTGTGGCAATGACGTAGCGCCGCAGGTACCCGGCGTCGGAGACTACGGTCTGGTCGCCGAGGAGGATGTTCTCGGCGTAAAGCTGGCGCAGTCCGATGTTGGCCTTGATCTCCGGAATCCCCGGGAGCGGCAGGGCCCCCATGACGACCTGCTGCCATGTCGCCTGGATGAACCGTGTCGATTCGGCGATTGCGGCTCTGAGGTAGGGGAGATCGGCCATGGGGTGTTTCCTATTGCTCAAAAATGTGTTTTTTCCGGAGCAGGACCTTGCTGCCGATGTCCTGGCCCTTGCTGATCCGGGTCGTCGGGGGGTCGACGGCGATCCATTCGATGAAAGCCATGTATTTGATGGTGTAGCGGATGCCGAGGGACGGTTTCTTCCCCTCGACTGATTTCCCCGGCCAGCTCCATTCGATGGTGCGGCCGACGAACCGGAAGTCGACGTTCTCAACGTATTTGATCCGCTGCTCGTCGAGGCAGTAGATCCCCTTGACGGCCGGGTAGTAGAGCTTCTCGGCCGAACCCGATCCGCGCACCAGGGGGTCCCCCTGTCCGAAGGGGAGTGGCCAGGTGAAGATGATCTTGTCCCCTTCGCTGACCGTGTTGTGAGTCAACGGGGAGAACACGGCGTCGCCGGGGAGGGCGATGCCGGCTTCGAGCCAGTCCTTGTGCGCCGCGATCGACGTCACCAGGCCGACGATCGCTTCCTCTTCGGCATAAAACCAGCCGCCCCTTTCATGCAGGTCGCAGTTCGGGTCCGGCTGACCCTGATCGTCGTGACAGGGGCAGAGCATACCGACCTGGTGCCGGACCCTCTCGCCTTCGGTTGCAACGAAACGGTTGCAGTCGGCGGAGTTGATGGCCATTAGAGCACCACCGTCGGAATGCCGCGATGCTGGGCGCGGATCTTGGGCCCGTTGACCTTAATCCATTCCTTGAGTTCAACGATCGTCGCCGAATAGATGCCGAAGCTGGCGCTGGCGGTGTAGGAGACCGACCGGCTGACGCCGTCCTTGCTGTTGCTCTCCGACGAGAAGCCTCCGCGATAGCCCTGACCGCCGATGGTGAGCAGGGTGACGGCAGCGACGTAGCCGACCAGCTTGAGAACCTCGGGGGGCGCCTCGGGGAGTCCGACCACGGCCGTGTAGCGCCAGAAGTCGGCGATGTATTCGCGGAAACCCCAGAACCGCATCTGGACGAAAAAGGTGTAGAGGAAGGAGTAGCTGGAATCGAAGGGGAGGACGTTGATCTCTCCGGTTTTGCGTTGGACCGCCAGGGCGCCGCTGCCGATGATCAGTGCCTTGGTGTTGCCCATGAAGCCTTCGATCTTGTCGACCTTCTGCACCTGGTGATAGGGGAGGTCGAGTCTCCATGCGAGGCCGTTCATGTTAAAGTCGCGCTTGGTGTACATGATCGGCTGGGCCAGGCGATCGAAGAATTCGCCTTCGGCCGGGACCGAGAAGTAGGGTTCGGTCGCCATGCGATACGGCTCGACGAAGACCTTGAGAATGACGCTTTCGACCTCGGCGATGGCCATGGCGATCTGCTCACGGATGAATTCGTCGTCGATATCCTTCTTGTCGACGACGATCCCTTCGGAGGCATCGATGTCGGGAAGCTCGAATTCGTCGATTTCGACCTCGGCATAGCCTCCGTACTGATCGGGCAGAAGCTCCTTGTTGCCGTCGATCGTGACCTGCGGTCCTCCCGCCCAGGAAAGGCTGTTGGTCGCAACCGTATATGAAATGGCGTGTACCCCCTTCGGGGTGTCCTCGGAGAGCCTGACGAGGCGGACGCCGGTCACCAGGACCGGCTGCTTCTTGGCCATCGGCATGTCGGAGGCGTAGAGGGGGACGCCGAAGCAGTAGCCGTTGCGCATTTCCTCGACGGTGATCAACGAGACGCGAAACGCCGCCGTGGCGGTCACCAGGTTGGGTGTTTCGGGGTCGAGGTATCCGGCCGGGGGCGAATAGGCGTCGATCTGGTATTCACCCTGGACGCAGAGGGGAACGTTGTCGTCGTCCTTGATGGCGGTGAGATCGAAGGTGGTCACGATCCCCTTCGGGAGGTCGCCGGTCAGGGCGACCTCCCGGGAAAAGATGACCGGTCCGCCCTTGCGCCGCAGGTTGAGCAGAACGGTCTCCGCCAGGGCCGTTGCCGGCGTGGGGAGGATCCGGACCTTCACGGTGGACCGGGAGGCCTCGTGCCGTGAATATTCGCTCCTGTCGGTTCTGATGGTCAGGCCGGTCAGCATGGGTTATTTCACTCCGACGAGTTTTGCTTCGACGGCGACCATGGGGATCGTCGCGACATAGTCGGTTCCGGTGACTCCGGCGTCGGCGTCGAGTTTGGCGAGGAGGGCGGCGACGGTGGCTCGAAGCTCTTCCACCTCGGTCACCAGGGCATTGTATTCTTCGCGCATGACTTCAAGGTCGTGGCCGCCGGTTGCTTTGATCGGGGTTCTTTTGGTTCTTGCCATGGATCAGGTGTCTCCCTTGGTTGCGGTCTAGACGAGTTCGGCCAGACGACTGTTGAGATCGGCGAGGTATTTCTCGCGGGGGTCTTCCTTGCCGGCTTCGTAGGCGGCCAGTCCGGAGATCAGCGCCCGGTCCGTACACCGGGCCAGCATCGGCTTGAGGCTGTTGCGGTTGGCGCAGGCGTCGTATGTTTCCCGGGAGAGTTCCGGCTTGCCGGTCGTCTCGGAGGCCGGGCCTTCGGAGGTCTCTTTGCCGGCCTGGGTTGCGTCGGCCAAGGCCAGGTCGGCGGCTTCAGCTGCGGCGGATGCCGCCTCGGCAGCGTCAAATTCGGCTGCGGCTGCAGCTGCGGCCTCGTCAGCATCACTTTTGGCCTTGGCGGCTGCATCGGCTGCGGCGGCTGCATCGGCTGCGGCTGCGGCATCGGCATCGGCGGTGTCGACTTCGATCACACCCGTTTTCCAGTAGTCCCGGCCGGGGAGATTGAGGAAGATGGCCGCCTCGTCGTGGTCGCACAGGGCAACGCCGACTTCGACCTTGTTGTCGAGTTTTTTGGATTCGAAGACGACGGTGCGGGGTTCGCCCTTGACCGTGAGATTGACTTTCCCCTTGTGGACAGAAATGATTTCGATGGTCTTGCTCATGATTTTTCCTCTCGAATGAAGGTTATGGCAATCAGGGGGGGCTCAAGGCCCCCCCTGGCGTCATCGTTCTGAACCTGGTTTAGGCCGGGGTGTAGGTTCCGCAGTTCTTGTAGATGCGGATGCGCTCCGGGGCCTTGATGACCGGCACCATGTAGAGCAGGAGGAGGAACGGGAAGGTGGTACCCTCGATGGGGAGGGGCATCTTCATGAGGGGACTCATCTGGGCGATCACCAGGTCGCGGGGATCGGGCTTATAAATGAGCGTCAGGCCGTTGCTTTCCTTGCCGGCGGCGTCGACGGTCTGCCATTCGCCCTTGTCGACGAAGGTCAGGTTGCCGGAGACGGTCTGGGCAACCTTGGCGATCCACTTGGCGTCGGATCCGTCAGCCAGCTTGCCGCGATAGAGGCGGTAGCCGGTGGCGCCGGCGAGGCGGGTGATGACGATCGTCACCTTGGTGGTGGCATCGGCGACGACGACGGCATCGGAGATGGTCCCGATGGACTCGCCGGTGTCATTGAAGGCGCCGATGGTGTAGTAGAAGGTCCCGGCGACGTGCTGTCCGGCGGCATCGTCGGCAGCCAGGGGCTGGGTGGTGATGGCCGGAGAGGCCGGGGCGCCGGAGGGGGCGGCGGCGACAGGGGCGCTCCCCTCGATCTCGTCGAAGAGGATCGAGTGGTCGAACTTGAAGGTACCGAACTGGGTGTCGTATTTCGACAGGACGGTGCCGGGGGTGTATTCCTGGCCTACAGCGGTGTCCTTATTGAACCGCTGCAGGTTCCGGGCGGCGAACTGGGAGTTGAGACCGTCGATGACGTTGGTCGATCCCATGATTTTGTAGCCGTTGACCGACGGCTGCTTGCCGGTGGTGACCAGCTTGCGAGCCGAGGCATCGATTTCGTCGAAGCCCAGGGCGGCGCCCTTCATGTCGATGACGTTTTCGGGGTAAAGGGCTGCCATCTGGGTGAGGAGGCCGTCAATGTTGACCTCTTCGCCGTTCTCGTCGAGGACGGACTTCTGGCCGAAGACCAGTTCCCGCTCTACTTTCTCGAGGAGTTCGAGGGTACGGTCGCGGGATTCGCGAACGACGGGATCCTCGAAGGCTCCGCCGGCCTGGCCGGCGAGCTGCATCTGGTGGGTGACGCCGCCTTTGACGCCGAGGTATTTGTTGTAGATACCCTTGCGCTCGAAGCTCGACACGCCGCCCTTGGGAGCCCCGCCCTGACGGAACCCGGCACCGCCGGAGCGGTTAGAGCCGAATCCCTTGTGGACGTTGTACTCGAAGTACGGCTGGCTCGAGGGGACCTTGATCATGTCGTTGTAGAGCTTGAAATGCTGCTCGGTGATGAGGACCTCGGTCATGAGGGCATCGAGGTTCTCGAGCATGAGGGGCCCGGACTGGTGTCCGCCGGGGCCGCTGTTGTTGGTTCCCAGCGCCTTGGAGAAATACTCCTCGACGTACTGGTCGCCGGTGATGCCCATTCCGGCTTTGGCAAGGAGCTGGTCGAACGACATTACGGGTGCCATGGTGGTGGTGTCTCCTTTTGGGGGTTTTGGGCGCTAGGCGCCGATCGTTTTGAGAATGTGATCGGGGAGGGCGGACAGTCCCCGGACGCCGAAAGCACTCAGATAGGCCGACTCGACGGTTCCGTCTTCGACGGCCTTCTGCAGCAGGCTCTGGATCTCGCTGCGGGATTTGGCCAGCTCGGGAGCGAGGTGGCGGCCGGTACCGAGGCCGAGCTGGCCTTTGGGGCCGACTCCGGGACCTGCGGCCATTTCCTTCATCGACTTGGACATCTCGCCGATGACTTTGGCCATTTTGATCTGCAGATTGCTTGCCGCCATCTGCGACTTGAGCAGGGAGCGGACCTGGGCATCGAGGTCGCTCATGCCCTTGGCGACGGTCTCGTTGAGTTCGTTGAAGGCGGCAGAGGCCTTGATCAGCTCGTCCATTTCGTCGTCAGCGAAGGATTTGCCGAGATCGTCCTCGTCCTCCCCTTCTTCCTTGCCTTCCTCACCCTCGTCGTCCTCGTCATTGTCATCGGACTTGAAGAAAGCTTCTTCTTCTTCGATCGCCTTGAGCAGGTCGTCGATGTTGTCCTCTTCGCCCTTGGAGAGCGCATCCAGTTCATCGAGAGCCTTCTGCATCGCTTCTTCTCCGACCCCTTCTTCGGCCATGGCCTTGGAGATGTCTTCGACCGAGTTGCCGTCTTTGGCCAGAGCCAGGACGATTTCCTCGCTGGAGGTCCCGGCGGCCACCATTTCTTGGATCCTTTTTTTCATTGGTCGTTCCTCCTTGTTGGTTTAACCGGCGATTCCTGCACGGCGCACGAGCGCAGCCAGGTCAGGATGGTCTGCCGATCCCTTGATGAGCTTGGTCAGAAAGGCCATCCCGGTGCGGTGGGGGTGCCCCAGGCATTTGGTCATGTGCTCCAGTGCGCCCGTGGCCCCTTTGGCGAAGAGGCCGGTCTGGCTGTCGTAGCAGGTGCATTTCGAATGGCCGTAGAGGTGTTTTCCCATGCCGCGATGCAGGTTCTCGAGCATCAGGGGTCCGGCCGATTCGGTGCTCATGGCCTTTTCGATGCCATGGGAGCAGCGGTGCCCTCCTTTGTTGCAGTTGCCGCAGCAGAAGGATTTGGCGAAGAGCTCGATATTGCATTCAGCGTTGACCGGCTTGTGGGTGACGGCCAGGTGCTTGACTGCTGCTCTGACGATCTTGCTTCCGCGCCGCTCGAGAACGCTCCCTTCGACGGAATAAGCCAGAGCCCGGGCGCCGCCGCTCTTTTGCAGGGCCAGACCGAACTCCCAGAGTTCGTTGGCCAGACGCATCTGCTCGCTGGTGGGCCTGGGGTCATCGCTCTTGAGCAGTTCCCCTTCGACGATCCATCCCTTTTCGTCCCGGACGGCCGAGGTGGGGTAGCCGACGATGATCGGCATCCGGCCGCCGGCGATCTCCTGGTACTGATGGTCGTAGTTGAGGAAGCCGCTCTTGAGCAGCGGGGCGAAGTCGAGACCGTTCTGCAGGATCTCTTCCCCCTGCTGGTCGAGGCTTTCCGTCGAGGCGTATCCGCGCACGATGCGCCGATCTCCGCTGCTCTTGGAAAAGGAGACTTCGGCCCGGAATAGCTCGATGGTGTCAGCAGTTTTTTCCATGCGCATCCTCGAATAGAAAAAGGGCGGCCTCCCGCTTTGGGAGTGACCGCCCTCGTGATCCTTGTGGCTACCGGCCCGAAGGCCCTGGCTGCAAGGGGGAGTGCCTTATTTGATTTCCTGCATGAGCAACCGGCCGGAGCGCGTCCTGTTGATCTCGAAGGTGCGACCGCTGAACGTGAATTGCATCGGGAGGTCCTGGTCGCGGACCAGAGGGACGTTTTCTCCTGTTTTGCTTTTGCGCAGCAGAAACACGCCGGGCCTGATCTTTGTCATTGGGTCTCCTCGACTGCCGCTAGTTTTTCAGGGTTCGTTGCCCTTGTCAAACTTTTTGCACCGGGACGCCAGTTTAGGGGGGAATCTTTTCTTTCTTGTGGGGGGATGATCCTCTCGAAACCTGATTTCTTTTCTCGGAGGTCGTTATGGAAAACGTGTGCAACGGATGTCTTGAATCTTTTTCGGCTCGTCTGACTTGCTGCCCGGAATGCGGCAGCGACGATTTTGATTGTGTGGAGACTTCAGAGCTTGCCTTGCGGCGCTCCGGAGGTCTCGATTCTGATTGCTGAAAACCGTTCTTTTTGTGGAGGCTATTATGCCGGTTAAAACGATCGTGGTGTCGGTGAAAGCCCGGGAGTATATTCCAGGGTCGGTGCGGACAACCAAATATGAGTTCTGCGACGAGATTGGTCCCCGGGGGGAGGCGGTCATCGACACTTCTTCGAAGATGGCGCTGCTCAATCTCCTGCGTCATCACTTCGGCCGCTGTGTCGGGCGGATTCCCATGGGCTATCGATTCGAGGGTGTCAATCGGGCCGACGATGGTTCCTTCCGGTATTGGGAGACCGAGGTGGTGATTGTTTCCGGCGCCAGGCCGGTTCCTGGCTTTGACTTTGAATGATCCTGATCCGGCGCACCAGTTTGCGCCGGAATCTTTTCTTTATTGAAGGGGATGACCCCTTTCGTAATTTCCCTTTGGAGGTTCCTGTGAAAAGAATTGAATCGTTTAGCGCAAAGCAAAATCGCACCCTCGTCTCTGATGCTGCCTTGGCCGCCCTGCAAAAAGTCGCCGATAGCTTCGGCCTCACCGTGGAGCGCGGCGCCGGTTCTTATGCCGCTGATCAGTTCTCCGTCAAGATCGTTTTCAAAGCTCCGGCTGCTGCGAGCGATAAGGCCGCCGATGACTTCTCTCGTTATGCCACCATGTGCGATTGTGATCCTTCCTGGTTCGGGAAGTCCTTTGTCTCCAAAGGCGAAACGCTGACGGTTGTGGGGATCGCTCCCAATCGTCCCAAAAACTGCATCCTGCTTAAATCGGATGCCGGCAAATCATATAAATGTGGACCGTCCCTGGTCCGGTCTAACCTGTCTAAATAATTTCACCCGGCCGGAAACGGCTACCTCCTTGCTATTGCCCCCATTCTGGATTGTCCGGGATGGGGGCTTTTTTTTGTTCTAAATTCGTTATCGGTCCTGGCGGCGCTTGCGCCTTCGCTCTTTGGGGGTAAGCCATTTGCGCGGAGGCTTCCCCTTGAATATGATCCGTTCGCACGTCAGCAACCTGGTTGTTGCTTCGTCGGTGACAAAACGCCAGCCGTCGAAAACGAAATACCGGGCCGGCCGCAGTCCGTTGTTGATCAGACGCACGGCCACTCCGAAACCGATATCTTCTTCGGCTGCGGCATCCAGGAGAGCCTTCATGGCGGTTTCCCAGCATGGCGGCGGGGTCGGATGCGGCCATCGGTCCTTGAACCTCTCCATGGCGTGGCGTGTAATATGGATCGGCAGGGGGTTCATTGCTTCCCGGCCACCATGCGCTGCATGTGCCCGAAGCTCCCCCGTTTGGCGAACTTGCCGGCATATTCGCGGACGCTATGTCGCTGCCGCTGCTCCTCGAGCATTGTCTTTCCGGGCTGCTGCTCCTCGAGTAGCGATTTGCAGAATTGGCCGGTCGCCTGTAGAGCGTCGAGGGCGGCCTCTCGCGACTCAGGTTTGATCTTTCCTTTGCCGGCGGCGACTTCATCGTGTCGCCTGGCTGCCCGGCGGCCGATATCGACCAGGTCCTTGAGGTGCCCGGTCCTGGCCTTTTTTGCTGCAGCCATGCGGCCGGTAATGGTGGCGGTAATGGTGGGCGGCATCAGCGTTTCCTTTTGATGAGGTTGGCGATCGGGAAAGCCTTTTCGATGGTCTTGAGACGCGTGTAGTAATCTTTCTCCTCGCGGAGGTGGGCGAGCACGATCTTGGCTGTTAGAACCGGGTCGCCTCCAGTCACGTCCTTGTGCTCCATTTCGACGCGCATCCCCCTCGACAATTCGGTGAGGTTGTACGTTTCATCGTCGCGCATTCCCGCTTGTCGCATCGTGCTGAGGAGTTGGCGTTCGTTTTCGGTCAGGAGGATGCGCTCTACGCGATCTCTGGTGGCAAAATATTTGCCGGATTTCGCTTTCAGTTCAGCGCTGGTGATAAATCGGTGAGCAATAGGGGCCAGTACGGTGTGGAGATTCAGCGGCTCCGGCGATCCGTAGTGCGTTGTCTCTAAAAATTCGCGGTAGCGATCGCTAGGCGGCATGTTTCCAGATCCTCCATATCTCGGGGGCGATGTAGCTGTCCTTGGCTACGGTGCGGGTGTTGCCGAGTTTTTTGGCTACGGCGTCGCAAACGGCCAGGACCGCTTTCTTGGCGTCCCGGGCGTTCAACGGCTCCGGCATCTTTTCCATAACCCGTAGGGCTTCTTCGTTGGCTACGAAGGTCCGGAAGTCCTTGGGGGTGAACTTACCCTCGGAGAGTTCGGCCATGTAGGCTCGGACGGCGGTGTCGTTGGTATCAAACAGCGAGCCGGTTTTCTTCTTGCTGACCATGGCGGCGATCTTCTTGTCGCGGATGACGTGGGTGATGGCGAC